GTGGCCCGCACGGTGCTCTTCGTGATGAAAGACCCAGACGACCCGACGAAGTGTCTCCTCGCGAATGCGAAGAACAACCTGGGCCGCATGGACCTCAAAAGCCTGCAATTTACGATCGCGGAAGTGACCGTCAGTGAAACCGATGAAGGCGAGGTGACGACCGCCCAACTGCGTTGGTGTGGCGAATCCGAGCGCACCCTGCAAGATGCCCTCGACGCTAGTAGCGGCACGCGCGCCGAACAGGGCGCCACCAAAGAAGCCGCCGACTGGCTCGAGGACTATCTCACCAGCCACGGCGGGGCCGCCGAATCCAAAGATGCCAAGCGCGACGGCCAGAATGCCGGCCACGCTGAACGCACCCTCAAGCGCGCGGCCAACGACCTCCGCTGCACAGTGGGGCCAGTCCCCGGCTCCTTTCCTCGCCGCACGTTTTGGGCATTACCAGTCAGGCCAATCGATCCGGCCCCACTAGACGACGTCCTCACGTTTGAGTGATTTTCCTAATGTTTTCCCATACAGGCCAAATGCCTCACGTCTCCTTCTACACTGGCCCAACAGCCTCATATTTATATCTCTCTTATCTTAAAAGTAACCCCCAGTGGGGCCAGGGCCAAGCGCACGGAGACGTCGCGCGCGCGCGTTCATCATTATGCGATTATTTCTGCCCAGCTTGACGGATATGGCATGATTCAGCTTGACAACCTGAACAAGAACCAGATGCCACGTAAAGGCGGCGTGCCCGAAAACCTCATCCCTGGCCATCGTCCTGGCCGCGGGCGTCCGCTTGGCAGCAAGAATAAAATCACGCGCGAGACGTGGGACGCCGAAGTGCGCTACCTAGCCCATAGCAACATCATCGATGCGTTCACAGCCGTGCATGGCAACAAGCGCTCGTTCACGTTGCGCGAACTGCGCGCGATGCCGGAGCGGATGCAGCGGGCGATTAGCAGCGTGAAGGTGCGCACGGAAAATCTCACGAGTGGTGATGGTGAGACGGACACGACGATTGAGATTAAGTTGTGGGACAAAACGCGAGCACTGGAGCTCGGCGCACGGGCGAATGGCTGGTTGAAGGACAAAGTGGAAGTGACGCTGCCGGAAGAACAGCTGTCACGGCTGGACCGCGCGAAGCTGCGCGCACGGGGCACGGAATGAAAACGACGTGGACGCATGACGAACTCAAAGCGGCGCTGATGGCCGCTGATCGGCAATGGGGCGCCTGGCCGGAACATAAATGGGAAGGCTTAGCGGTCTATCAATGGCTCGTCACAAGCGATGACGAAAAGGGTCTCACAGACGACGAACTCGCCCAGTGGAAGCTGCACGCACGGAAAGAAGGCGACTAATGGACGCTGACCAGATTGTGTTGGACGACAACTACCTGCATGCGTTGCGCGAAACCGCGTGGGATTGGGCCGTGCAAACACTCAGCGCTGACCTTGAACTCCCCCGTCGTGCGGCGATTGTAATGGGGCGAAATCTTGTCACGGCGATCGACGAGATCCACGCGCTGCGCGCACGGGGCAGCGACGAATGAGCCAGGGTGGAATCCGCGAAGACGGCAAAGAGGTAAGGCAGGGCGGACACGGATGATAGGGCTGAGTCATCCAACGCGTAACTTTGAAGACGAGCTGCACGACTGGTGTGGTGAGCTCTACGCCGACCCACTCGCGTGGGTCCGCGGCGCCTTCCCGTGGGGTGAACCCGGCCCGCTCGAGCCATATCTCGAGCCAGACGTGTGGCAGTGCGAATTCTTCGAATGGCTCGGCCATGAAATCACGCAGCGCAAGTTCAACGGCGTCGATGCCGTGATGCCGATTCGTGCGGCCGTCGCCAGTGGCCACGGCATCGGGAAGGGCGCACTGACAGGCATGCTCGTCTCGTTTCTGATGTCAACCAGGCGCAACGCGAAAGGCGTTATCACGGCGAACACGGGGCCGCAGCTGCAAGACAAGACGTGGCCGAGCATCACGACATGGGCGAAGCGGGCCATCACCGCGCACTGGTTCGAAATCAATACGAGCATCATGTATCGCAAGGGCTACCGCTCGGAGTGGAAGGTCAGCCCGCAGACGTGCGACCCGGAGAACAGTGAGAGCTTTGCCGGCCAGCACAATGCCGCATCGACGAGCTTCTACGTGAACGACGAAGACAGCAACGTGCCTGAGATCATCCACGAGGTGCAGGAAGGCGGCTTGACGGACGGCGAGCCGATGCACTTCCTCTTCGGCAACCCGACGAGGCGCCGCGGCAGCTTCCACGACATCGTGTTCGCTGGCAAGGGCCGCGGCTGGAAGTCGTGGACGATTGATGCGCGGGACTGCAAGTTTCCGAACAAGGATCTGATTGCCGAGCAGTTGACGGAGTGGGGCGAAGAGAGCGACCGCTTCCGGGTGCGCGTGCGGGGCTTGCCGCCGAATGCGGAAGATGCGCAGTTTATTGACTTTATGCGGGTGCGCGAGGCGCAGAAGCGCGTCGTGGAGGTGCTTGATGATGAACCACTCGTCGCAGGATGTGACCTTGCCTGGGGCGGTAAGGACAGTAACGTTATCCGCTTTCGCCGCGGACGTGATGCCCGTGCTATCCCGGCTATCCGCATCCCTGGTGAACTCACGCGCGATCCATCCGTGCTTACCAATCGTCTCTCCGATGTCCTGGCTGGAACCTACGGAGGCCACCGTGTATCGATGCTGTTTCTGGACAGTGCCGGAATTGCGGGAAGCGTTGGGACTCGACTCCGAGAACTCGGATTCAGCAACCTCCTCGAAGTGAACTTCGGCGCGGACAGTCCAGACCGGAAGTATCGCTACATGCGGGACATGATGTGGGGCCGGATGAAGGACTGGCTGCTGAACGGGGCGATTGACACCAGCCCGCGGCTCGAGAGCGACCTGACAGCGCCTGGCTTGCGGGAAGACTTGCAGCAACGGGTGTGGCTGGAGTCGAAGAAGGAAATGAAGGCGCGGGACGTGCCGAGCCCGGATGAGGGGGATGCGTTGGCGTTGACGTTTGCGCAGACGGTGGCCAGGAAGCCGAAAGAGGCGCCGCCGCCGACACCGCAGTTTACCGGGTTCAGTCAGTCATGGATGGGGTAGACTCTGTGCCAATGGCGAATACCATCCTCACGCCTGAAGTGATTGCCTATGAGATGGCCTATATTGCACAGACGCTAAAGCTAGCAACCGATCTCACGGTCCACTTTCCAGATAGGCCTTCGACGTATCACGTCTGGCATAAAAGTCGGCGTAAGCCTAAGTCCTTAAAAGTGACGATGAATTACTTCGATCTGCCACTCACGAATAGCCTTGATATGCTGCGTCCTGCGTTAACGGCGGCTCTGGTCGAAGCGGCAGGGGCCGTGTGATGTTCCGCCTGCCTGACCTTCCCATTGTCGGCTACAGCACGACGCGCGAGCGGGCGCTGACGGACAACATTCAGGAGTTCATCCGCCAGATTGAACGCGACCGGCCGAAGCTCCTCACCATCGTCTGCGAAGGGCGCGCGAAGTGGAACCGGGTCTGTGGGGACATTTGGCGCGGGTATCGGATCGGGGAAGAGGACGGCGTGAAAGAAGCCATCTTCCGGTATTTCGAACTGATGGCGTGTCCACCGACGATGCAGGCGCAGTTGCTGTTGTATCCGAAGAACGGGCTGAAGTGGCGGGCGCTGATGCGGCGGGCGATGCCGGGGATTGAAGCGGAACGTGAGTCATTGAAAGGCATGAAGCGTTGATGGCTGGCTTACAACCATTTCGGGAGGCCGGACAGACACTTCGCGAGGCAGCGCAGACGGTTGTCACACGGAATGTGCGTATATATACAGCCGCCTTTCATGGCGATTGGGTAGCGATTATCCTCCTCATCTTCGTGTATTGCGTGACGTTTGGGCTTCTCTGGCTGGCTCACTATGGCCGCTAAAGACGACGCTCTGATTCGCGAAGCGCGGGAACGCTGGAACCGCGCGGCGGAAGCGGAAGAAGCGCAGCGCGCTCGGATCGTCCTCGCGAAGCAGTTCCGCGTCGGCAAGCAATGGCCAGACGCCATCCGCACTGCGCGCGAAGGTGGCGGCAGCATTCAAGGCCAGTCTGCACAGCCGCCGCGGCCGTGTCTCGTGGTCGACCGTCTCAGCCAGCCCGTGCGGCAAGTCAGCAACACGATTAAAAATGCCAGCTTCGGCTTCGATGTGCTGCCCTCGGGAGGCGGAAGCGATGCGGATACGGCGGATATCTTCAAGGGCTATCTGCGCTGGATGCTGAACCGCTCGAGAGGCGAATCGCCCGTGGAGTGGGCCGCGGACCAGGCCATCGAAGGCGGGATTGGCTGGTTCCGGCTGCGCACGGACTACATCAACGAGACATGGGATGGCCCGCTGACGGCTGAGGCGTTGTGGCAGGCGCTATTCATGGAGCGCATCACGAACAATCTGAGCGTGTATCGTGATCCGTCTGCGGTGAAGCCGACGTATTCTGATATGGGGTGGGCGTTCGTCACGAATGATCTGTCGAGAGATGAGCACGAACGTAAGTGGCCGGACGCGGATATCCGCGATCTCGAGACGTTCACGAGCACGGGCGATACGAGCGCGTGGAAGTCATGGGTCAGCGCCGAAAATGTGCGGGTGGCCGAGTATTACCGCATCGTCTACACCAAGCGGCACCTGTATCAACTGACCGATGGCACCGTGACGGAGCAGAAGCCTGACGACAAGCAGGCCATCGTGGCCGAGCGCGTCATGCAAGTGCCCAGCGTGAAGTGCGACATCATCAACGCCGTGCAGTCGCTGCAGTCGTTTGAGTGGGCCGGCTCGCGCATCCCGCTGATTCCGATTCTGGGCGAAGAGTTGAACGTCGATGGGAAGGTGCATCTGCGTGGCGTGATTGAAGAGGGCATGGACGCGCAGCGCATGGTGAACTACACCTATAGCGGCGCCGTGGAAATCTTTGCCCTGGCGCCGAAGAATGCGCCGATGGTCGTGGGCGCGTCCGTGGCGAATTACAAAGCCATCTGGCAGACACGCAACACGATCAATCACGCCTATCTGCCCTATGACGCGTGGGACCAGGACGGGAAGGAATACCCGCCGCCCGTGCTCGACACGACGGAGCCACCGATTCAGGCCGCTGTCGAACTGATGCGCGTCAGCGAAGATGCGATTAAGGCGACGACGTCGACCGGTGATGCGAGCCTGGGCAATACGAATCCGAACGAGCGGAGCGGGCGCGCCTTGCAGGCGTTGCAGGCCCAGAGCGACCTCGCGAACAGCAACTATCCCGACAACGTCAAGCGGGCGCTCATCTATGCCGGCGAGCTCGCGGTGGAAATCATCCCGAAGATTACCCAAAAAGGGCAAATCATTCACATTCTCGGGATGGACGATGAGCCGGAACAGGTGATGGTGGGCCAGCCGTATCAGGAGCATCCGCAGACCGGCGTGCCGCAAGCCTCCCCGCCTGAGGTGACGCCGGAACTCGCAGCGATGAGCAACGGGTTGCACAAGTTCTACGACCTGAACAACGGGCGATATGCCGTGACGGTGAGTGTCGGGAAGGCGACGGCGACGAAGCGGGAAGAGGGCGCGGCCGCGCTGGGCGAACTGATTCCGCATCTGCCGCCGCCGATGGCCGCCGTGCTCACGCCGGAATACATCGAGCAGTTGTCGATGCCGAACGCGCACAAGATGGCAGAAATTGCGCGGAAGGCGCTGCCGCCGGAACTGCAGGCCGCCTCGGACCAGAACGGGCAGTCACAGATTCCGCCACAGGTGCAGGCGCAGCTGCAGCAACTGCAGGCCGAACTGCAGAAGGCGCAGCAGTTCATCCAGACGAAGCAGGCCGAGCAGATGGGGAGCCTTGAGGAAACGAAGATCAAGGCGCAGACCGATTTGCAGATTGCGGCGCATAAGGCCGACACAGACGCCGATCGAGAATTGGCGCTGCAGATGATGAAGAACGCGACGTCGATTGCCGTCGCGCGTATCTCGGCCTCGAAGTCACAGCTGGACCCGGCCGCCGAAGCGGCGGAAGAGCGGCTGGCCACGGGTCTAAAGATGGCGCACGAAGTGGGCATGGCGGGGATGGAGCATCAACACGCGCTCGAACAGGCGGCGCAGGCGCACGCACAGTCGCTACAGCAAGGGCAGCAGGATGCCACGGTGGCGGCGGCGCAACAGGCCGGATCGCAGAGCCATGAAGCCGAGATGGCGCAGCAGGCGCAAGAAGCCGCGGCGCAACAGCCTAACGGCAGCGGAGGCGCCTCATGAACGAGTCTAAACCTGACCCTCACATCATGAACGAGTCCCGCCCTACTCCAGCATGGGAAATGACAGATTTCTGGAGGGATGTCCTAGAGCGAGAGGAGATCCCGCGAGACGTTTTGCGCCATGTCATCACGAATATTAGCGAGGGCCGAGCGCCCTGCATTAGCGCGACAGGTGTTGATTATTTAGTGCTTGATTGGTCCTATCGGCAAGGACTGATGTCGTTTGCTGAGTTTTCCTAATGCCAGGCCCGCTGGTTATCCAGAAGCCGGAACTGCCGGCGAGCATCAATCCGCAGGGCGCGTCCGTGTTCGATGCGCCTGGGCAGGGCATTCTGCGGAAGATGGTGAGCTTGCTCGGGCTGGATGACCCGCAACAGATCATGGGCGTCGGTGCGGCGATGGATGTCGGGCCGATGGGTGGCGGGTTACTGGACGCAGCAGCGAAGCGGTTCCCACGGTTCGCACAGGCCATCAAGGCGTATCACGGGAGTCCGCACGATTTCGAGGCGTTCGATACGAGCAAGATCGGGACGGGGGAAGGCGCGCAAGCCTACGGGCACGGGTTGTATTTTGCGGAGAATCCAGAAGTCGCCGCAGAATATCGCAAACAACTGTCAGGCCATGATCTGTTGACGGTGCGCGTGCCGGGAAAGGCGCCGATTGCTGGCAATGCTATTGACGACATTGGCTTACAGGCCGTGCAGTTCCTAGAGCGTGGCAAGCAAGACGCTGGACAGTTCCCACACAATACGGCCTATTACGCACAGAAGCGTGCCGATGCAGCCGCGCAAGGATTACCAGGCGCCGCCGAACGGAATGCGCTCGTAAAGGCTCGGATCGATGAATGGGCTAATGCGAAAATTGGCTATGAGCGTAATCCCGGCCGCACGTATGAAGTGGGGATCAACGCGCACCCCGATCAGTTCCTCGACTGGGATAAGCCGCTGAGTCAACAGAGTCAAAGTGTGCAGGACGCCTTAAAGCAATTACCGGGATTGCGAGAGGCAATACCGATCGTGAATGGCGATCAGCCGTTCCATGAATGGGCGCGTGCCTTTCAGCCGTCAGCCCCAGGGGCAGATATTGCGCGCGTAAAAGTCGGAATGGCCTTAAAGGCGACCGGCGGAAATGTTGATCAGGCGCAGGCGCTCTTTTGGCAACAGTTGGGCAACCAAGGCACATCAGACTTTCGCGCGACGGCGGATAGTCTCTGGCGTGGCTTGCAACAGGTCAAAGACACGGTGCGTGTGGTGCCGGCAGGTCTCGACACACGCATGACCGGACAAGAAATCATCCGCAAGGCTGGATTAACTCCTGAAACATCATCAGAAGCATTAAAGGCAGCCGGCATCCCCGGCATCAAGTATCTCGATCAGGGCTCGCGCGCAATGCCCTATCGTGGCGATCCGGCCTTCCTGCATGCCGCGCAGTCGTTCAAAGACAGCGGCGCCGCGCCAGATGCCGCACTCGCCGGATTGCAATCGGCCTATCCGAAAGC